TCGATCTCTTCGGTGAGGCGCTCCAAGTTCCAAGGCTGATAGACGACGCCACCGCGCATCATACCCGAGAGCGGCAAGGTCACCGAGGACTCTGGCAAGACCTCGTCGAACAAGGTTCGGTGAGTTCTCCACGAACACGCATCGAGGTCGTACCTCGCCGACGATTCGCGCCATCTCTGACCAGAGCCCGCTTCGCTCTCCGTCGATGCCTGCGCCTTTTCCTGCTGCGCTGATGTCTTGGCAAGGAAAGCCGCCCGAAACGACGTCAACAATGCCTCGCCATGGTCTGCCGTCAAACGTTCGCACGTCATCCCAGACCGGGAAAGGGTCAAGGGTTCCGTCGTTTTGTCGGGCAACCAAGACGCTGGCAGCGTAGGGGTCACACTCGACAGCGCACACGGTGCGCCATCCAAGCAGCTTGCCTCCGAGTATGCCGCCACCAGCGCCCGCGAAAAGAGCCAACTCACGCATCACCGCCGAATGCCTGATGCTCGCTTGCGCGAGTCTCGCCATGACTTGAGATCGACAACGTTGCCCCATACGTGACGATGCAGAGCGCGTTGCTCACGCTTCTCAAGTGCGTATTCGAAGATCATGCCAGCGATAGCCACAACGAAGCCAAAGCCCAAAAGCATCGCAATCAAAAGTAAGTCTAGTCCGTCCATTGTTTCCCCCTCTGGTGGTGTTTTCTACAGTCTAATCGAGAATGGTGCCACCGTCTAAAAATCGGCGGTGTTCTTCACAGCCTCGTTTCTGCTTCTCATCATCCAGCTCACTCTCAAAGAACATGCAGCGCCAGCGACCATCGGTGAGCGCTTCAGCATAGCGACACGAGCGGCATGACTTGTCAGGCTGGTTATTGCCGTGACAAAGCCCGGCATAGTCGCAGAAGCGACACAACCAGAAATCGAAGTCAGGCGAGACCTTGCGCGGTGCCTCAAGTGATTTGATGATGCGGTGTGCCTTGTCTTCAATCTCTCGAGCATAGAACTCATCGAGCGGCGTGCGCAGACTGAGCAGCCGACGAGAGCCCGCCGATGCGACGGTCATGTAGTGCCAATCAATCTTCAACTTGTACATGTAAATCTGAGCCTGCGCGTAGTACGTGGGCATCCATTTAAGAAGCACCGAGCCCTCATCATCGAGCAGAGCGTGACGCTCGCGCAATCGATGCAGCTCGTCAAAGCGCTTGTCGCTGACTGCTTTGTGTTCCCATATGTGCGGCGTGTCTGGTGCTTCGATGAGCCCGCTTCTGATGATGCCATCGACTGAGCCACCAAAGTGACCATCTTGAAAGCGGGCTTGCCTACCCATCAGCTCAACGACTTGCTCAAGCTCGCGGGCGATCAACTCTTCACTCTCATGACCATCGCGAAACTTGCGCAGCACGTCAGCGGTAAAGTCGGGCTCCAGAGCCCACCGAAACGAGTACCAGGTTTTGCGCTCGCACTCGCCACCGATGGCAGATGCTCCAAGGTGAGGGCGGTGGCTGGTGTCCTGCTCGCGTTCCATCCTATCATCAAGAATTTGCAGCGTTGTTCGCATTGTAGAGCTCTCCGATTTTGGGGTTAGGTTTGCCATGGTGCGTGTATGCTTGTTCCATCAGTTCGTTGAGGTCTTTGCCGCTCCAAGTATCGTCACCGATTCTTAGGTCATACGTGTACCAGCTCCTGAGCCGTGTGCCTTTCATGATGTGCTCTGGTCGATTGTTTCTTGCTCTGACCTCAATGCTTACTCTCAGACACTCGAAATCGACCGTCAGCCGCTTGAGTGCTCCGAAGTATAGTAGATCTTCATCGCTTGGTTTTCTCATTGTTAGATCCCGAAATAGAAGTTTGAAGACATCCAAAAGAAAGCGCCAGCCCGAGACCACCGGAGCAGACCGGGCCAGCGCGATTATTTGATTATCAGAAAGGGGCGTCATTGCTTGGTGGTGCTTGGAAAGCATTGCCAAGGTCTGCTTTGCGGTAGCCCTTAATCTCAGTTTGAGTCTGACCGTTCCACTCACGATGCGCGACCTTCACTTTGACCGGGCGGTGATGCAGCTCAAAAGAGTCGCTGATGCTCTTGAGTCCAGCAGACTGGCAGAACCTAGCCAGGTTCTCTTGTGCAATCTCGACCGCTTTGGGGTTCGGGTTGCGCAGGTTGAAGCGGTCCCAGATGTAGCGGCCTTTATGCGCACCATCGAGGACCTCAAACTTGAACTGGAGGTAATTACCAGTGCCCGCTTTTGTCTCGCGAATCTCTGATTCGATGGCGATCACGTTATAGTAGCCCTCCGGCAGTGGTTCATATGCTGGGCGGTCTTCTTGTGAAAAGTCATAGTTGTTTGCGTTGAAGTTAATTGTTGCCATGATGGTTTTTCCTTTATCCAATGATTTTGTTGTAGATTGCTTCTAGGTTGGGTTCTTCAAATTGCGCCAGAGCGCCGCTTCTATCCTTTGCCGTCCAGATGCCATCACTTGACGTCTGAAGGGCTCTCTTGGTCTCGCCATCGACTTCCTTGACTCGCATCGCAAAGACCTCATCAAAGAAGTAAGGCAATGACTGAGGGAGCTTTTTGCCGGGCATCGTCGGCATCCAGAGCATCGCGCCACTCTCGTCTTGGATGTGCTCAGCTTTGGCAGTCATAAACACGTTGCGCGGCAAGTCCCGAAAAGCTCTGATGAGCTGAGCCATGCGGTCTTGCAGCTCGCCGTATGCCTTGCGTGGGTCTTTGCTTGCCTTCTTCTCGGCAGCAAGCACGACCTCCGCAATCTCGCTGAGCGAGTCGATGCAGACCCACCGGTAAGACTTAGCCTCATCGCTCTCAGTCAAGTACTTGTAAGCCTCTTGGACTTCCACCAGGCTCGTCACCTCGATGACTGGCAGGTCGTAACCTCGCAGGCTTAGCAGCCCGCTCTCAGCCGAGATGATGATGCAGTCTTTGGCAGTGGCGCAGAGCGTGGTCTTGCCCGAGCCTGCTGCTCCGTATGTCAGCACTTTGAGATGCTGGTGACTGGTGTCACTGGTTCTTGTTATCTTAACCATTGTTTAATCCCTTTCTTTGTTTTCACTTGTGAGCTCTTCGAGCTCGTCTACCTTCGCACAGAGGTCTGACAAGATTTTGCCAATACCCTCGATGCTCGTGATGATTTCAACGTCCCAATGGACACAGCGGCCACCAGGTTCCTCGATTGATACTTTCCAAAAGCCACCACCATCGGTCTCGATGGCTTGGGGCTCTGCTTTGATGGTGTGGTCGCGGTGGACCAGTTCAATGCGTGCGTTCATTCTGAGTACTCGCCGACGCGGATGGTGCCAGTTAGGTCGTGACCTTGCTTTCTCAATTCTGCCCAGACTTCACTATCGAGATAGTTAAGCGGCCAAGAGCCGAAGCTTGCTTGCTTGTCATCGCTGAGCCAGTACTTGCGAACCTTGGTTGCATCGTAGACTTGGCGCTTGAAGTTTTCAGAGTTATCGATGCGGGGCCAGAATTCGTCTTGCATCTCACCGAATCCGTGACCAATCAAACCAAACCTCAAGTCGGTCAGGTTTTGAATGATGACCTCTTCAACCTCAGCAGGGTCGCTGTAGAGATCCCACTCGTCATCACAATACTCGTCAAAGTTATCATCAATGAGTTCAGCGATGTAGAGCGCCAGTGAGTTGAGGTCGTTGCGTTGTAGGTCTTCACCGATCTGGGTGAGTTTCTCTTCGTATGTCATTTCTTGTTTCCTTTGTTTCTTTGTTTGTGCTCGTATCGTGAGCGGTGCCCGGATGCGCTCCGGGCGGGCGGTTGATTGATGGCGAATGCTAAACGATGTAACCCAAATACTTGAAGGTTTTGCGACACACGACAGCAATGAAAGCGCGCTTAGCATAGCAATTCATCATGCTTTGCTCATAGGTGAAGCGCTCGCATGGTTTGAGGGCAAAGAAAATTTGATCTATTTCTTCGACACTTCGGAAGCCTGATCTGTCCTTGATGAATCGTGGGTGAATCGTAAGGTGTGTCATTTCTTGTTTCTCCTTGTTTCGCGTCGCGTCTCTGCGACAGTTATGTTTTAAAACAATTCCCTAGATCTTTACAAGATGTTGGCTTATATGTTTTAAAGAAACAGGCTCTTTTTTTTGAAGAAAAGTACTTAAGGAGAAAAAGCAATGGGAAAACCAATAGTTGGATTCAGTCTCGATGATGAGCTTTTGAAAGATATTGATGAGTCCGAGGACTATCTTCCGGCAAATTGCAAAGG